CGTGCACGTTTCGCAGGGCCACGCCGTCCTCGTCCTTGTCCCACGACTCGCCATCTTTGGCGATTACGAACGCAAACGACGAGCCCCAGACATCACCTCGAGCAATCAGCGTGGAAAGATCCCGGCCGAGTTGAGTGTCAGGCACCTCGACGCTGTACCGCATGCCCTCGTCATCGGTGTCCAACGTCAGCGTGCCGCTGCGGGTTGAGCCCAGCAAGAAGTTGGGGTCATGGTTCCACAGGGCAACGACGGGGTGCGACTGCTCCTTAAGAGCGCGGTTAAATGCCCCCGGCATGATCTGCTCACGGAACGTACCAAGCATCGTGCTGCGTACGTTGTATTTGGCCGCATAGCCCCCGATGTACGCCTTGCCGGCGTCTCGGGTTTCCATCGTCAACGGCAGGGCAACGGAGCGGCGTTCAAGGTTGTCCATGGCGTCACTTTCCATATTTTGAAGGGTTCAACACAAACGGGCGACCGCCAGACAAATGCTCTGCAAGTGCCTTGGTGTGCTCCATCTGTGCCTTTTTGTAGTTTTCAAACGCTTCTTTTTTCTTTTGCTTGTTGCCAAAAAACGTGTTTGCCTTCTTGTAGTCCTGATAGGCCTTTTTGTGTGCTTCGTGAGCAGCAATCAGCTTGGATTTGGTTTGTTCTCCATTGCCCTTTTTGTCATGGGCTGGAGTTCTTGGCTTCTTGGCTCCACCGCCTCCACCACCGCCGCCGCTGCCAAACTTGCCATCAGGATCTCTTGGGTGTTTTGATTCCTCAAACGCCCGAAGCATCCATTCCGTGAGACGAAATCGAAACTGTTCCGACTTACAAAGCGTGCTCATGAAATCATTCCTTCTTGCGGGTCTTGCGAGAGCGTGGCAGTGGGCTTACAGGCTTAACGGGACCTTCCGGCGGCGTCTCGCCGTTGAGTAGTTCGTCGGTGTACGAAACGGGCAGGTTGTCGGCCGGGGCGGGCTCGCCAGCGTTGCCAACGGCGGCCGTCGCAGCAATGCCCTGCATCGTGGTCAGGTTCATCTGCATGTACCGCTGATCGCCCTCTGGGCCGATCGGGTTCATGTTGAGCACCTCACGGCACTCGTTCACGCTGTAGATGCCCGTGGTGAGCATCGTTTGCAGCCACGCACCCTGGGCGGCCAAGTCGCCACGCAGCAGGCCACGGGTATCAAACTCAGCGAAGTACACGTCATCCTGCGTCACCAAGTCGCGGGTGATGGCGGACTCCCAACGGCGGAACCACGGCAACAGCGTCTGCTGCACCAAGTCAATGGCGGCCTGCTCCTGGCTCGCATATCCCACCTTGGTCTTGTCTTGCACATACGACGGGTCCACGCGGTACGCCCGGCAAATCTCAACCGTCTGATATGCCCGCGTCTCAAGGAACTGGCTCGCCTCGTTAGACGCCTGCACGTCTTTCCAATGCACGCCCTGCGGCAGCACAGCCGTTCTATGAGCCCGGTCAGCGCCCCTGTGAATTCTCTCAAACTGCTCACGCAGCCGCTCGGCAGTTTCAACCGTTATCGGGTTGTCGGACTCCATGAGCCCCGACAGCCGGCAGGCGTTGCCGAAGTAGCTGCCACCGTGAGCTTCAAGGGCTTGGGCCAGGGCGATAGCGTCACGCGAGAGCGTGATAGGCAGCATGCCGGTCACGCCGTCCTGGCTCAGCCATCGCAGGTGGAAAATCTGATCCTGCCGGTAGTACGTTTCGCTTCCGTTCTGCTCGCGGTAGCAGTACCGCAGCGTGCCGTCCTCCAGCTGCGTCACCTTCATGCGTGACGGGTGCAGTGGCCAGAGCTCAGTCACAGCCCCGGCGGAACCGCTACGGATCTCGGCGTAGGCGTTGCCGTAGAGCAGGCAGTGAGCAGTCAGCATCTCCCTAAACTCAAACGACGTTTGCCAGCCGTTGGGTGCCTGCGAAAGAATCCGATACAGCGGCAGATCACGGGCACGCTCTTTGCCGCCCTCTGCCAGCCGCCTGTACAGATGCAGCGGAATCGTTGCCACGTTCTCGGCAATCAGCCGCACGCACGCCAGCACAGCCGAGCACATCAGCGCCGTCTCGGGCGTGATGCGAACCCCAGCCGGGCCTCGGGCAGGCGACTCGCTCCACCCGTCACCGTATGACCCGCGCAGGTCAATGATGCGATACGACTTCTCGGGCGTCTCGGCGTTGGCGATCATATCGTGTGGATTTCCCAAGGTTGCTCAGGGGCCGGCGCAGTTGCTTGTTGCCACAACCCAATAGCCATGACGAGCGAAACGATGCCGTCGATGCGTTCCGTTGACTTGGCTTTGCTCGGTTTGATGTTTCCTGCCGCGCTGTCCTGTTGAATCGCCACGTTGGAAGCCTGCCACGACAGCACTGGATGCCCGCCGTGTATCAACCTGCCGGCCACGCACAAGTTTTCAAGTTGTTTTGAAGGCGCGGATAAAGATCCGTAGCCCTGTCGAAAGTCTCGCATGGGCAGGCCATCTCCTTGCAGTTGCTGCCCAAGTTGAGCGCTATTCCACGGATCTAGTCCGCAGGCTTTCAAGCGGTACTTGCTTGCTATGGCGTTGATGTCTGCCCGCACTTTGTCAAAGTCCGTGACGTTGCCATCAGTCATCGTCAGATGACCCTGCCGTTGCCACATCAGGTAAGGCACCTTGTCGCGTCGTTCTCGCTGGTGGGCGTTGTCGCTGGGTATCCAGAAGTGCGGCTCAATCCAAAACGTGCCATCGTCAAGCGGGAACAGCAGCACCAAGGCCGTGGTGTCAAACGTCGTGGCCAAGTCCAGCCCGGCCCAGCAGTCTCGGCCCGCAAGATCCACGGGGCAAGGCTTGTCTCCCTGCGCCCAGTGATCCATCCGCAGCCACCTCGTGCTCTGCTCTGTCCACTGGTTCAAGTACAGCTGCCGGAAAGTGTTTTCGTATGTCGGCATCTCAACCGCTCGAGCACATTCGCTGCGGAGGAAGTCGAGCCGCACAGATACGCCCAAGTTGGGATTAGCAGATGCCCAAGTGCTTTCTAGCTTCCAGTCAGCAGCAGGATCTGCAGCCCATATCATCGGCAAAAACGTATCGTCTTTGACTGCCCCGGCTGCCACAGCTTCTGCGTATTTCCAGATTTCCCAGCAGACGCTTTTTCTGTCGTAGCCTGCGGTAGTCAATGCCACCGTCAGCGGGTTGCGTCTAGCGCCCTGGCCAGACAGCATCACTTCCCACATCTCACGATTGCTTACGTGGAGCTCATCAAAAACCACGGCATGAGGCGAAAGCCCGTGCTGCAATCCAGCCTCAGCGGAAAGTGACTTGTACGTTGCGTGCGTTGACTCTCGCACGATTGCGTTTCGGTACACCTTCAACTGTGCCGACAGTGTTGGCGACTGCTCAACCGCGATCTTCGCAGTATCAAAAACCAGCCGAGCCTGATCCCTTGAGGCTGCGCACGAATAGACTTCTGCCCCTGGCTCAGGCTCTAGCAGGCATCGCAAAGCTATGCCCGCAGCAAGCGTGCTCTTCCCATTCTTGCGAGGCAACGCTAGCAGGCTGGTTCGCACCTTCCTGCGGTTGTTCTCTTCGGCAAACAGGGCTCGCACGTAGTTACGCTGCCACGGCTGCAACAGAAACGGCTTGCCGCCGAGCTCGCCCTTGGCATGCGTCAAGTGCTTCTCAAAGAACCGCACTGCGATGCACGAGGCACAAACCTTGCACGGCTTCTCAGCCGAACATGAGTCGGTCTTCTTCGTCTGCTTGCGGGCCATTTTCAGCCGCCGAGACGCGGGCCAGCGCCGAGGCCGTCAGGCCGAACTCGGCCGCGAACTTCAGCATCTGGTTTCTCGCGTCTCGTTTGCGGTTCCACGCAGGGTGATTGCTTACCCTACCCTTATCGTCCATGAACGTGGCCCCGTTGGCCTTGAGCTCACGATCTGCCTCAATCATGTCAGCGAGCGAGTCGCAGTAAGCGGCCAGCGTTTGCTGATGCCTGGGGCTCATCACCCTAGACGCCTCAAGCATGGGCACGATTCGCTCCCATTCTTCGCGGGCGAGATCCGAGAGCCAATGCGGAGCCAGCGGAACTCCAGGCGGGGCGTCGATTCCGGTGTAGTGTGGCCCACGGATTCTTGCGCCACGGATTTTCAAAAGCGGTTTTGGAGTCGGCTTTCGTCCCCGGCCCATCGCAAACTCCCA